AGGAGCTGTGGATGTTGAGTCAGTAGTAGGAAAGAATGCTTTCTTTGATCAAGTTGGTAAAACAACTGCTCAATTGAGAACATCTCGTCATGCTGACACTCCACAATTAGATACTCCACACTCTAGAAGAAGAGTAAGTCTTGCAGACTACGAGTGGGCAGATCTAATAGACAATGCAGACAAAGTTAGATTATTAATTGATCCAACTTCTTCTTATGCAAAAGCTGCGGCTGCTGCTATGGGAAGAGCTATGGATGATGTAATAATCACAGCTTTAGGCGGAACAGCGTATTCTGGTGAAACAGGATCTACTTCTGTATCGCTTCCATCTGGACAGAAGCCATATACAGCTTCTCAAACTGATGGTCTGACTATAACTAAATTGTTGGAAGCTAAAAAAATCCTAGATTTAAATGATGTTGATCCATCTATACAAAGATACTTTGTATGTGGACCAAAACAAATCTCTGATTTATTAGGAACAACTCAAATCACATCTAGTGATTTCAATACAGTTAAAGCATTAGCACAGGGTCAAGTTGATTCTTTCCTAGGCTTTAAATTTATTGTTAGCAATAGATTAGCATTTGATGCAACTAACACTGACGACAGACTATGTTACGCCTTCACTCAAGACGCTATTAAATTAGCGATTGGTCAAGATGTTATAGCGAGAATTGATGAGAGAGCTGACAAATCGTACAGCACTCAAGTTTATTACGCTATGAGCATTGGTGCAACTAGAATGGAAGAAGAAAAAGTTGTACAAATTGCTTGCGACGAATAATCTAACAATAGGAGAATAAAACATGTCAAACGCAAACAGTGATCTAGTAACTAATTTTTTAGCAGTACCTCAGGTATTGTCATCTGCACAACAAGTGCATGGTGTAAAAAGAGTTGCTAGTGGAACAATAGCACTTGCAGTTGCAGATTTAGGAGCTAACGATACAGTTATGTTAGCACCTATACCAAGCAATGCGAGCATTACTTCAATCAAGTTATTTAATGATGACTTAGATTCAGGTACTACAAATACTGCTGACGTTGGTTTATACAAACAGGATTTATCTGTTGTAGATGCTGACGCTTACGCTTCTGCAATTACAGACTTAAGATCTGCTGTAAAAACAGGAACTGAAGTAGCATTTGAAGCTAGAGACATTAACAAAATGGGACAAAAAGTTTGGCAAGATGCTGGACTTTCTTCTGATCCTGCACTTACTTACTTCGTAGGAATTGGTTTTCCTGCGGCTGGTGATACTGCTGGTGATCTAAGTTTTGTTATTGAATACACAGTTAGCTAATTAGCTAATTAATCAATTAATAGTGGGGACTAAAAATCCCCACTATCTTTCCATGAAAAAAACCAACGAAATAAAAACCATTTTACATTTACAAAATAAAGATTATATCTATCGCTATGTTCTAGTTGATAGATTTAAACATACATCAACTGCACATCATGGTTTTGATAAAGAATAAAGATCTAGAACTAACAGAAGCAGAAATATTTGCTTTGGTTAAACCAAGAAAATTAAGAAGAAAGTATATTATTAAAGATGACTCTAAGTGATTTTAACCCAAGAATATTAGATAACTACAAAGAACCTAGACACTTATTGCATTTTCAATGGAGTGGATCTAGTGATGTTTATAGATACGCATTAGTTGAAATTATTAAACAAAATAACATTAATTCAAGAAACAAACAAAAAAAAGATGAGCAAGGAATATCTCAAGAAGATATTTGGAAAAAATACAATATTGTAGTAAAGAAGGATTAATATGGCTTCAGTTGTTCAAATATGTAATGGTGCTTTAAATCAATTAGGTGCATCCACAATCTTAACACTTACAGAAGATTCTAAGAACGCTAGGCTTTGCAATGCTAGATATGAAAATGTAAGAGATGCAGTATTTAGACATCATCCTTGGAACTGCTTACAAAAAAGAATACAACTACCAGCAGACACAGAAACTCCAGCTTGGGGATATACAAAACAATTTACACTACCTGCAGATTGCTTAAGACTACTTAGAATATTTGATTATGAATCTGATCATTTAGTAGAGGGTAGAAAGATATTATCTAATAGTTCTACAATGAAGATATTATATATCTCAAGAGTTACAGATCCTAATGAGTATGATGAATTACTAAGAGAAGTTTTATCTGCTGCTTTAGCTGCTGACATTGCTTATGCAGTTACATCATCTAATCCTGTTGCTCAACAAATGTATCAGCTTTACCAAGAGAAATTAAAAGATGCTAGATTTGTAGATGCTACTGAAGGATATAATACAGATCCAGAAGCAGGATCATCATCTGTTATAGATTCAAATACATTTATCAACTCTAGGTTTTAATAACCATGGCTAGAGTTGCGGTACAATTAACAAACTTTACTGGTGGTGAATTATCACCACGACTAGATGGTAGAAATGATTTAGCTAAATATTCATCTGGTTGCAAAACATTACAGAACATGGTTGTGTATCCTCATGGTTCTTCAGCAAGAAGACCAGGTACATCCTTTGTAGCAGAAGTAAAAACATCTTCAGCTAAAACAAGATTAATACCTTTTGAATTTTCAACAACACAAACTTACATCTTAGAATTTGGTAATCAGTATATTCGTTTTTATAAAGATAGTGGTGCAATACTAGAAGCTAATAAAACAATAACAGGTATCACTCAAGCAAACCCAGGTGTTGTTACATCATCATCTCATGGTTTTGCTAATGGAGATACTGTTGTTATTTCTGGTGTTGTAGGAATGACACAAGTAAATGGTAAAAGATTTAAAGTAGCAAATGTTGCAACTAATACATTTGAACTACAAGATATAGATGGCAACAATGTTAATACATCTTCTTACACTGCTTATTCATCTGGCGGTATAGCAAACAGAGTTTATACATTAACCACAACTTATTTAACTGCAGATCTATTTCAAATTAAATATGCTCAATCAGCAGATGTTATGTATTTATGTCATCCTGATTATTCAGTTAAAAAATTATCAAGAACTGGTCACACCTCTTGGACTATTACAGAGGTAGATTTTACTAATGGTCCCTACTTAGATGATAATACTAGCACAGTAACTTTTTCTACCTCTTCACACACAGTAGGATCTGGCATAACATTAACAGCATCTGCTGCAACCTTTGTTTCAACTGATGTTGGAAGATTAGTAAGATTTAGAGATGGTTATGGAGAGATTACTGCATTTACTAGTACTACTGAAGTTACAATAACAATCATTGTAGATGTGGGTTCTACATCTTCATCTACTGACTGGGCATTAGGTGCTTTCTCAGACACGACTGGTTATCCTTCTTGCGTATCTTTTTATGAACAACGATTAGTATTTGCAGGAACAGAAGCACAACCACAAACATTATATTTTTCTAAATCAGGTGATTATGAAAATATGGATGAGAATAGAGGTGGAACGATTGCAGATGATGATGCAATTATTTATACAATCGCTTCTAACCAAGTTAATGCAATTCGTTTTTTATCTGCAACAAGAACTTTAATTGTAGGAACAGTAGGTGGTGAGTTTTCAGTATCAGGTGGTGGTACAGATGATCCTATTACTCCAACAAATATATTAATTAAAAAACAATCTAACCATGGCTGTGCAAATACAGATGCAATACCAGTTGGAAACGTAACTTTGTTTTTACAACGTGCTAAAAGAAAGATTAGAGAACTAGCTTATAACTTTGATGTGGATGGTTATGTTGCACCTGACATGACAATCTTAGCTGAACATATTTCTGAAACTGGTTTTAATGAAATGTCATATCAACAAGAACCTAATCAAATCATCTGGGCTGTAAGAGAAGATGGTCAATTAGCTGGTTTAACTTATCAAAGAGAACAACAAGTTGTTGCTTGGCATAGACATATATTTGGTGGTTCATTTAGTACAGGTAATGCTGTATGCGAAAGTGTTGCAACAATTCCAACTAATGACAAAGAATATCAAACATGGGTTATTATTAAACGTACCATTAATGGTGTTACAAGACGTTATGTAGAATACATTAATCAATTTGATTTTACAGAAACAGATAACACAACATTTAATTTCTTAGATTCACAACTTGCTTATTCTGGTTCTGCAACGACTACTATTACTGGCTTAGATCATCTTGAGGGACAAACTGTATCTGTTCTTGCAAATGGTTCAACGCATCCTGATAGAACAGTAACTGGTGGATCTATTACTTTAGCAAGATCATCTACTAAAGTTAAAGTTGGTTTACCTTACACATCCATATTACAAACTATGAGAATAGATGCTGGATCTCAAAATGGAACATCACAAGCTAAAACAAAACGAATTTATAATATTACAGTTAGACTTTATGAGTCTATTGGTGTAGAGGTTGGACCAAACTTATCTAATATGGAAACTATTCCATTTAGATCCTCAGCACAATTAATGGATACAGCTATTCCTGTATATACTGGGGATAAGGAAGTAGAGTTTAGAGGCAATTACGAAACAGATGGATATATCTATGTTCGTCAAACTCAACCTTTACCTTTAACAGTTTTATCGTTATATCCAGAATTGGTTACAAATGATGGCTAATAAACTAATTATAATTCCTTATAAACAAAATCATGGTAAAATAATAATGCAATCACAGATGAACCACATGCTCACACAAAAAGATGCACAGTTTATTATTAATGATACCAACAAAGAATGTATGGATTTAGAACAAGAGCATTTAGCATTTACAGGATTAATTAATGATGAAGTAATCGCTGCAGCAGGTATGAAAAGAATATGGGGTAATGTTGCTGAAGGTTGGTTTATTGGTAAACAAGAAGTTTGGAATTATCCTATTACTATTGCAAAGGCTGTAAAGCAAAACATAGATTATCTTGCAACATCTAATAATATTAAAAGATTACAAACAGCAGTAAGAGCTGACTTTGGAATTGGAATTAGATTTGCTAAGTGGTTAGGATTTACTAATGAAGGTTTAATGAAGAACTATGGTTTTGATGACACAGATCATTACCGATTTGCGAGGATTTACTAATGGCACCAGTTTTACCTTATGTAGCAGTTGGCTTAGGAATTAAACAAGCAATAGACCAAAATGCTGCAGGAAAATATAACCAATCAATTCAAAATAGAAATGCACAATTAGCTGATCAAGAAGCTACACAAATAGAAAAACAAGCAGAATTTGATTTAGCAAGATTTGATCAAAAATTTGCACAATTACAATCACAAACTACAACTAGAATTTTAAAATCAGGTGCAGAATTAGGAGGAACTGGAATAAGAGTTTTAAGAAGAAATGCTGAAGAAGCAGAAGTTGAAAAA